AGCCCAAGCCTGCGTTCAAGCTGCCGACCCCGGCCGAATACATGGCCAAGTTCGTGCGCGGTGGCGCCGAGTTCGCCGAGTTCAACGCTCGCATCAAGGCCGCAGCTCCCGACATCACCACCGGCGACACGCCCGGCATCCTGCCCGAGCCCATCGTCGGCCCGGTGTACGACTCGCTCAACGCAATTCGCCCGTTCGTCAGCGCCATCGGTACTCGCGCAATGCCGCAAGGCGGCGCAACGTTCCGTCGCCCCAAGATCACGGTGCGCCCGACCGTCACGCAGCAACCGACTGGTCAGCTCAACACGCTTGACCCGTCGACGGTCACGGTCGCCAACAACGACATCAGCAAGCTGACGTTCGGTACCTACGTCACCCTGTCCGAGCAAGACCTCGACTGGACTGACCCCAACTCGTTGGCCATCGTGCTCAACCAGCTGGCAATCGCCTACGGTCAAGCGACCGACAACTACGCGGTCGACCAGATGGTCGCCGGCACCACCCAGACCGAAACCATTACCGACCTTTCGTCGTCGGCCGACTGGATTGCCGCGATCTACGGTGCCGCCTACCAGATCAGCAATTCGAGCAACTACCTGCCGACGCATTTCTTCGCTGCGCCGATCACGTGGGCCAAGCTCGGCATGATCGTTGACGACGCCAACCGACCACTGTTCCCCTCGGTTGCGCCGTACAACGCATTCGGCGTGCAAACCGCGTCAAGCTGGAACGGCAACCCCCTCGGCCTCACGCTTGTCGTCGACAAGAACATGGCCGGCTCCACCGGCTCAGGCGGCCTCAACGGCGTGGTCGGCCACGCAGCCGGCTCAGCCGCAGGCTTCGAGTTCTACGAACAGCAGAAGGGCGCAATCTCGGTTGACGTTCCTTCGACGCTCGGCCGCACCATCGCATTCCGCGGCTACGCGGCAGTGTTCATGGCCGACGCGACGAAGTTCGTCAAACTGCTCAAGAGCTGACTTCAGTTCCTTCCTCCAGGGAACTCTGAACGATGGCGACTTACACCGTCACCCATAAACAGGTGATTAGTAACGTCGCCATCGTTCAGTTGCTTGAGCCAATTGAATTTGAGGTCGGGCAAAGCATCACGCTGGCCGGTATCGGCGCAGGCTGGAATGCCACGCACAAGATTTTGGCGCTGCCCGAGTATTACTTCACCGGGGTGAGCGAGCAAGGCGACTACGAATACGACTACGCGCGCATCATCCCCAATCAGGTGCAGTTTGCGCTTACTACGGCCGACGTCGAGCGCGCAGCTGCAACCGGCACCGCCACCTACTCAATCACCTGCACGTGGATTGCCCTGGGCGATCTCGAGGACTACCTGGGCTTCACGTTCACCAATCCCAGCGCCGACCTAGACGTGGCGACGATGGCCGTTGGCGCAGCCAACGCTTTCGCCTATCGTCGTAGGCAAGAGGCCGGGTACTGGGATTCGCCTACAACCGTGCCCGGCCTCGACTCCAAGCTCGGCACCACGCAATACGCCGCCATTCTTTACCGTGAGCGCGGCAGCGTCGAAGCGCTCGCCAGTTTTGATCCGTTGTCAGTGGGCGGCCCAGTCGCCGGCAACTACGGCCAGATTCTGCGCCTGCTCGGAGTCGGCAAGCCGCAGGTGGCCTGATGCCTGACACGCTTTTCAAAACCGGTTACGACCAGCTCGTCACCCGGCTCGGACAAATCACCGGGCTTCGAGTGTTCGATGATCCGCGCAACATCAATGTGCCGTGCGTCGTCGTTGAGGCGCCCAGCATCCTGATGGCCAGCAACGTGGTCGCAGACATGCAATTCCGCGTCGTCATTGTCGGCCAGGGCACAGGCGACAACCGCACGCTTGACCAACTGCTTGATCTCGCCGACCTGGTGCGCGAGGCACAAATCGGCTTGACCGAAGCTAGGCCCACAACGATTGATTACGGCGGCCAGGCGTATCCGGCCTACGAACTGACAATCAGCACCAAAGTCGCGCCATAGGCGTACTAGAATGCCCACAGGCTTGCAGCGAGCCTCCGACAACAGGAGATTCACCACATGGCCGTTGCAACCACGTACCTCGCCGCACCAAGCTTCAAGATCGGCCCTGCGCTCGCATCCGTCGTCGATCTCACCGACCAGTGCAAGTCGGTTGTCGTCACCAAAGCGCGCGAGGCGCTTGACCAGTCATCGTTCGGGGACACCGGCCGCCAGTTCACCGGCGGCCTCACCAACGTGACCGTCACCGCAACCCTGCTGATGGAATACACCAGCACGCCCGGCACTTACGTTGACCTGACCAGCCTGGTCGGCACGCGCTGCTACGTCGCAGTCAAGGCCGCCAACGCCAGCGCAATCAGCACCACCAATCCCGAGTTCCAAGTCACTGGCGCCTACCTTGAGTCGCTCGATGTTGTCAACGGCACCGTAGGCGAGCTCAGCGAAGTCGAAATTACGCTGGTCGGTGGCACCCTCGTCGAAGACACGACGCCATGAAATTGACGATTCAGGTGTCGTTCAAGACACCTGCCGGGCAGCCAATCAGCGAAACCGTCACAACGACCATCGCCACAGCGGCGGCATGGGAACGCAAGTTCAAGCGTCGCGCATCCGATCTCCAGGGCGGCATCGGCATTGACGACCTGATGTTCATGGCGTGGCACGTGCTGAACGCACAGAAGCGTGAAGGCCGCGACTACGACGCTTGGCTGCAATCGGTGGAGGATTTCAGCGTCGTTGAGGTCGCGCAAGCAAACCCTACGGCAGCGGCAGTATCCGAAGACAGTTAGCCGAGCTGCTCTTGGCTACCGGGTACTGGCCGAGCGACATCGAGTTTGATGTGGAAGATTTGGCGACCGTGCAGCTGCTGGCCAAGAAACAACGAGACAAACGTGGCCGTTGATACCACCGTCACTATTGCAGGCGTCAAAGAGACGTTGCGCGAGCTTCAGCAAATGGAGCCTGACCTTGCCAAAGAAATCAAGCGCGACTTCAAACAGATTGTCGATCCAATCGTCAAAGACGCAAAGGCAGGCGTGGTTGAGTTGCCGCTGTCAGGTTTTGCACGCAACTGGAAGGCTGGCGTGCTGTTGCCCTGGAGCAAAAACGCCGTGAGCAAATCGATTATCGCCCGGTTCAGCAACCGACGCAAAGGCAACAGCCTTGCCGTGTTTAGCGTGACGATGAAAAGCCCGGCAGGCACGATTTTTGACATGGCAGGCCGAGGCAGCCGCAACCGGCTGGCCACAGCCTTGTCGCAGCTCTACGGTGCGCCATCGCGGCTCATGTGGCCCACGTATGAGCGCAATGCCGACGCAGTTAACCAAAATCTCGAGCGCTTGACTGACAAAATCAGTGACGCGACGAATCGTAGACTGGTGCGCTAATGGCCGTAACAATCCCGATTATTTCCGAGTTCGATGGCAAAGGCATACAGAAAGCCGTAGCCGAGTTCAAGAATCTCGAAGGCGCAGGCGCGAAAGCCAAGTTCGCGCTGCAAAAGGCTGCCCTGCCGGCAGCTGCCGCAATCGGCGGCCTGGCGGTCGTAATCGGCGACGCCACCAAAGCGGCGATGGAAGACGCCAAAGCCCAAGAGCTGCTCGCCCAGGCCATTGAGAAAAACACGCTCGCTGGTGAAGCCAACGTGCGCGCAGCCGAGGCATACATCGAAAAGACGATGATGAGCGCGGCCGTCGCCGACGATCAGCTACGCCCGGCACTTGCAACGCTGGTACAAACCACCGGCGACCTGACGTACAGCCAAGAGTTGCTCAACACGGCGCTCGACATCTCGGCCGCCACCGGCACAGACCTGCAATCAGTGACCGACGCAGTGGCAAAGGCATACGCAGGCAATACCAAAGCCCTGGGCAATTTGGTGCCGTCAGTACGCGGCCTAATCAAAGACGGCGCATCACTCGACACCGTAATGCAGGCTCTCAACGCCACAGTCGGCGGCGCCGCGACCGTCGCAGCCAACAGCGCCGAAGGCCAAATGAAACGCCTGCAACTGACCATCGGCGAAACAAAAGAAGCCATCGGCGCAGCATTCCTGCCAATCATCGCCCAGCTGCTGCCCTACCTGCAACGGTTCGCCCAATACGCCCAAAACAACAGCGAAACCATCGCCAAAGTCATGATCGCGGTAGGCGCGCTCGCCGGTGGCATTCTGGCGCTCAATGCAGCAATCAAAGTAATCACCATCAGCCAACTGGCACTCAACCTGGCAATGGCAGCCAACCCCATCGGCCTGGTGGTCACGGCCGTCGCCTTGTTGGTCGTCGGCTTTGGTGCCCTGGTCGCAGCCACAGGCGGCGTCAAAAACGCATTTGTCGCAATGGGCAATTTCATCATCGGCGTGTTTGAAAACATCGTCAACAGCTTCAACAACATGATCAACCTGATCATCAAAGCAATCA